AAAAAGTAGCACCAGCAGTTGTTCTCAAAACTGAAGAATATGTTCAGTACGAGAAAATAGATTTGCCGAGCATACTTGATTTGCCAAATAATCATCTAGCAAAAAAATATGTTCTTGGCAGAAAAATCCCTGAAAAATTTTACAACAAATTATTCTATGCAGAGTCTTATCGAGATTGGATTGCACATTATGACTCTATTGGTAAATACTCAAAAATTCAATCGGATGAGAGACTTGTTATTCCTGTTTTTGATGTACTCGGTAAAGTAGTGGGCGCACAGGGCAGAACACTTACAAATAGCAGTATAAGATATATTTCATGTAAGTGGACAGATGATATATTTTTCTATGGACTAGAGAGATGGGAACCATTTCGCAAGACCTATCTTGTTGAGGGACCAATAGATTCGATGTTTCTTCCGAATTCAATTGCTTGTATGAGTTCAGACTTTGTTGGTTGTGTTAGAAAGTTAAAAGAAAAGTTCCAATTTGATTCTCGAAATCTTGTACTTGTTTTTGATAATGAAAAAAGAAAACCAGAGATACAATCAAAATTAAAATCAGCAATTGATTGTGGTTACAATGTTTGTGTCTGGCCAAATTCTCTCAAAGAGAAAGATATCAATGATATGATTCTATCAAATTTACAAGCTGAAGATATTGTTAATTTAATTAACACAAGAACTTTTAAAGATTTATTTGCACAGATAGAGTTTGCAGCTACTTGCAAAATAGCATTAACGTCTAAATAAACTCAAAGAGATTGACAATATATTTTTTTCTGTTATATTAGAATTTCTATGTTCAAAAAGATGATTGATGCTAAGAGTCTTTTTGATGAGAAATTAAAATCAAACAAGTTAATGATGTTTATTGATTCTGAAGTACATAGTTATACTTCAAAAATAGTTTTTCCGTCACGCTGGCCGTTATGTTTCTACGAATGTTTTGGTTCAGTGATTAAATTTCAAAATAATTTTAATTAAATTAGAGGTTGTTTATGTCAGTTACACTGCCAAGTGTTTATTCTCAATTTATTCATAAAAGTCGATATTCCAGATGGCTACCCGAAGAAAAGCGAAGAGAAGAATGGCATGAAACAGTTAAACGTTACTTTGATTTTTTCGAAGAACATCTCAGAGAGAATTGCAAATATGCTTTAACAAAAAAAGAGAGAGAAGAACTTGAGATTGCAGTTCTAAATCTCGATGTTATGCCCAGTATGAGGGCTCTCATGACTGCTGGCGAAGCATTGAAACGAGATCCAATGTGTGCTTACAACTGTTCTTTTCAGACAGTAGAGACGCCGAGGGCGTTTGATGAAACTATGTTGTTGTTAATGCTTGGAGTGGGCGTTGGATTTTCAGTTGAAGAAAAGTATACATCTAAACTTCCAACTATAGCAGAAGAATTTTATGAAACAGATACTACAATTGTTGTTTCAGATTCTAGAATTGGTTGGGCAAAGGCATTTAAAGAGCTATTAGGATTACTTTATATTGGACAGATTCCTCGCTGGGATTTAAGTCGATTGAGACCACTTGGAGCTCCATTAAAAATATTTGGTGGTAGATCTTCTGGACCAGAGCCGCTGAATGATTTGTTTAATTTTTGCGTCAGAATATTTAAGAGTGCCGCTGGTAGAAAATTAAATCCACTAGAATGCCATGATATCATGTGTATGATTGGAAATATTGTAATTAGTGGCGGAAGTAGACGCAGTGCGTTGATTTCTCTTTCAGATCTTTCGGATGAGAGAATGCGTAAAGCAAAAACTGGAAATTGGTGGCTCACAGATCAGCAAAGAGCATTAGCCAATAACTCTGTTTGTTACTCTGAAAAACCAGATGTTGGCACTTTTCTAAAAGAGTGGAGATCTTTGTATGTGAGTAAAGCTGGTGAAAGAGGAATCTGGAACAAACAAGGTGCTATTAAACACATTAGAAAGAACAACGAGAATAGAGAAGAAAGCAAATCTAGAGAAAGAGATCCAGAATTGATTGCTGGTACAAATCCCTGTATAACAGGAGATACTTTAGTTTATGTTGCGGATGGTAGAGGATATGTTCCAATTAAGAAATTGGCTGATGAAAATAAAGATGTTCCGGTGTTTTGTTTAGATGAAGCGCAGAATATGATTGTCAGGACTATGAGACATCCTAGAATAACCGGATATAATGTTCCTATTCTTGAAATAGAAATTGAGGGTGGACACAAACTTAGGTGCACAAAAAATCATAAGTTATTGATGCGAGATGGTACATACAGAGAAGCTAAAGATATTTCTGTTGGAGATTCGTTGTTCATAGCTTACAAGAACGTTCTTCAGAAAAAAAATACAAAATGTTTTTATGAGGGTTATGAATACATTAAAACAAACGGAGCAAACGTTCGCGGATTTTCACATAGACCCATAGCAGAACACTACTATGATGCTAAAGTGCCATCCGGATATCATATACATCACAAAGATTATGATGGGTTAAATAATCATCCTAATAATCTAGAACTAATGACAATATCCGATCATATGAAATTTCATAGAAAGAATATGTTGGGTGATATGAATCCAATGAGACGGGCGAAATCAGAATGGTCTAATGAGAAATGGAATAATTATAAACAAAAGCTGTCAATGATTACCTCAGGATTGCGAAATGGAAATTCTATATTAGTTTCAAATGATGAGATTAGAAATCATGCATTAATATTAACAAAGAAGTTGGGAAACAAATTTTTCATCGGCGAATGGCAAAGATACGCAAAAGAAAACAATTTGCCAACTACATTTTCCGGATATAGAAAATCTGTATTGGGATCTATAGAGACATTAGCTAATTGGGCAGCGACAGAGTTGGGATTTGACACTTCAATCTCAAATCCAAGAACAATGAAAAAATATAATGCTTTGTTGAAGCAAGGATATGATTTTTCACTAGTAGATGGTCATTTCATCTTTCGGAAAAAATGTGTTCGATGTGGTAAGAATATCAACACAATGCATAGAGAACTTTCATATTGTTCATTGAACTGTAAATTGAAACACGATTCAAAATTTAGAACTGAATATAGTAAGAATATATCTGATGCTGTTGCGTGTGCTTATGAAGACAAGCATAAAGTTGTGCGAAAATCTCAGGCAGACATATTTTGCAAACTTAAATTGGAATTTCAGAGGAATCCACTGAAGAAAGAATGGATAGAAGAATGTAAGAAAAATAATATAAGTTTTGAAATTAGTAGAACTACATCTCCATTCAGAGATTATAAGGAACTAGAATCATATTCGCAGACATATAATCATAGGGTGGTATCAGTCAAAGAAGTTGGTGTGGAAGATGTATATAATGGTACGGTGGATGAGTATCACAACTTTTTTATTGGCGGATTTCCAGAAGCTGCTGTTAAATCTTTAACTAAGAATTTATTTTGGAATCAATTTGCGAGTACTGAAAAATATTGTATGTTCAATAACTTACAATGTGGCGAAATTTTGCTAAGAAACAAAGAATTCTGCAATCTCTCCGAGATAGTAGTTAGATCTACTGACACAGCAGAGGATTTAAAAAGAAAAGCTAGACTTGCTGCAATTCTTGGCACTTTTCAATCAACACTAACAGATTTTAGATACATATCAAAGGATTGGCAAAAGAATACAGAAGATGAAAGACTTCTCGGCGTTTCAATGACTGGTATCATGGACTCAGACTTAACAAATGGTAAAAACAAAGAAAAGCTGATCGCGTTGTTATCAGAATTGAAAAACGTTGTTGTAAAGACAAACAAAGAGTGGGCAAAAAAACTTAACATACAAGAGTCAACAGCAACAACAGCTGTCAAGCCGAGCGGTACTGTTTCGTGTTTGGTAGATTCTGCTTCTGGTATTCATACAAGATATTCTGAGTATTATATTCGAACCGTGAGGGTAGACAATAAAGATCCTATCTGTAAGTTTATGAAAGATATGGGAATACCGTGTGAGCCGGACGTTACAAAACCAGATCGCACAGTGGTATTCTCTTTTCCGATGAAAGCTCCTAAATCTAGTAAATTTAGAAATGATTTATCTGCAATCGAACAATGTGAAATTTGGTTGCTTTACAGACAGCACTGGACAGAACACACAGTATCATGTACAATATATGTAAAAGAACATGAATGGCTAGATGTTGGTGCGTGGGTTTATAATCATTTTGATGAAATAACTGGATTATCATTTTTACCACACACGGATCACGTATATAAACAAGCTCCGTTTCAAGAAATTGATAGAGAACAATACGAAGAACTAGTCAAGAAAATGCCGACTTATATTGATTGGACCGAATTGTCAAAATATGAATGTGAGGATAATACAGTTGGTCAGCAGACACTTGCTTGTTCGGGCGGCGCGTGTGATATAGCAGATCTTGTAAAAGAATAATTTCAAAAATCCTCGAAGTATAAATTGATATAGACAGTTTATACTTTTTAGGATTTATATGATCTATCAGACCAAAGTTGAATTTGAATGTGCGGAGTGCAATCAGAAATATAAAATATATCACAATTCGAAGGAGACAGCAGAATTCTGTCCATTTTGTGGCGAATTCATAATCGCTACACACAACGAGACACTAGAAGAAGATGAATCGGATTACGAATCTGATACTTTGGATGATTCTGAAAATGACTGGTAAAGTTTTTTTTGGAATAGACTATTCAATCTCTTGTCCGGCGATGTGTATTCATGAAGGAGATAATTGGTCATATGATAATTGTCATTTTTATTATCTCACTAGCAGGAAAAAATCTCTAATAAATTGTGGAAATATTACAAGTGAATTACATAAATCGTTTTCGAGTAATGAAGAACGATTTGACCAAATCGCAGATTTCTTTATTTCACAAATTGATTACTGCTGTAGAGTTTTGATTGAAGCATATAGTTTCGGTTCTATCGGACAAGTTTTTAACATCGCAGAATGTACTGGCATTCTCAAGCATAAACTTTATTTAAAGAACTGTAAAATAGAAACACTTCCGCCAACAAGTTTGAAGAAATATGCCAGTGATAGAGGCAATGCAACAAAACTATTCATGCATTCTGCATTTCAGAAAGAAACTAATAAAGATTTCAGTAAATTAGTCAACTGTGAGCCCGGAGATTCTCCTGCATGTGACTGCATTGATGCTTACTATCTTTGCAGATATTCTTTTGATAAACATATCAATGAGTTATAAAATAACGCATTTTTTATGCATAAATCTATACTAT